AAGAAACCAAGATGCCGGAACTAACTGATGATGAACTCCTCTCTCTAATGATAGAGAGGGGTCTCACAGTAGAAAGAGTAATAGATAGTGTAATAGATAATAATGGTATCATAGGTGTAGGGCTAATTACACTAGCAGAAAACCTATATATCTATACAGTTAATAATCCCAAGTTAAGACGAGAAGGGATAAGTGAGGGAGAAAGAGATGAGATAATTAGGAGAGCAAGGAAGTTGTTAAACAGATAGTTCAAATTAATCTGAAATCCTGCATCGAGATAAACTTATCCACCTTCTAACTTCTTGATTTAGAATTTCTTACCTTTATTTTCCTTCCTGTTTTTTTAAAACCTCATTTTCTATGACAACTAACAACTTGCCTAGCAATTTGCTAGACTACTTTAGCCATGATTTAATGGCGGCGGATGTTTGGAGAGATAAGTATGCTATCAGAAATGATAAGGGTGAATTAGAAGAAGAGACACCAGCTGATATGCACAGAAGGCTAGCCAGAGAGTTTGCAAGGATAGAGGTGAGTTACCAAGACAAGGAGAAGAATTGTTCCCAATTATACATAAATCAGTTGTCTGAGTTTGGGTTAGAGTTACATAGTAAAAGAGTTCATCAATCTTTGCAGGAGATACAAGATGAACTCTTTTCTTACTTTGACAAGTTCAAGTATATAGTTCCTCAAGGTAGTATAATGGCTAACTTGGGGAACAAGTATGTATTTGGGTCTCTCTCTAATTGCTTTGGTATAGCTCCACCTATGGATAGTTATGCAGGTATAATGAGAACTGATGAACACATAGTCCATCTAGAGAAAAGAAGAGGTGGAGTAGGTACTCACTTAAATAACTTACGACCTTATAAAGCTCCAGTATCCAATGCTGCAAGATCATCAACAGGAGTAACCTCATTTGCAGAGAGGTTCTCTAATACTACAAGAGAGGTTGCCCAGGAAGGCAGAAGAGGTGCTCTCATGTTACTCCTGTCTTGTAAGCATCCTGATATATTTAGATTTGTAGCTATGAAGGATGACAAGACTAAGGTTACAGGAGCTAATGTATCAGTTATGCTAACAGATGAATTTATGGAAGCTGTCAAGAACAATGGAGACTTTCATTGTAGGTTTCCAATAGATGATGACTTAAACAGATTTTATGATTATAGGGAGAAGACTAAGGAAGGTATCATAGATGGGTATAATCAGATAGTATCATGTGCAGTAGGTAAGGATGGATATGTTACTCATGTGATGAAGATACATGCCAGAGAGTTATTTGATTTGATAGCAGAGATGGCATGGAAGAATGGAGAGCCAGGAGTAGCCTTCATAGATAGGATAGTCAACTATGCTCCTGATGGAGTCTATGAACAGTATGAGCCAGAGCTTTGTAATCCTTGTGGAGAGCAATGGTTTCATAGGAATGATACATGTAGATTGATAGCTACTAATCTATTCAGCTTTGTTAAGTTACCTTTTACTGAAGACTCATACATAGATTTCAACCTTATGTATGAGACTTTTTATATGCAGCAGAGACTGGGTGATGACCTAGTTGACTTAGAAGTAGAGTACATAGATAGGATACTGAATAAGCTGGATAGAGACCCTGAACCATTGGATATAAAGATAACAGAGATAAATCTATGGCAGAGTATAAGGGAACTAGCTAAGAATGGCAGAAGGACAGGTAGTGGCTTTACTGCTTTAGGAGATATGCTAGCTGCATTAAATATGAAGTATGGTAGTGATGATGCTTTAGAGATGGTAGAGCTTGTGATGAAAACTAAGATGGAAGCAGAGCTAGATGCTAGTGTAGATTTAGCTCTACTTAGGGGAACATTTGTAGGATGGGATAGGACTAAGGAGTTTAGTGTGGATGAAGATAACAATATGTTTGGGCAGAATAAGTTCTATGAATTTATAGTAGCTAAGTTTCCAGATGTAGCTCAGAGAATGGCTAACTTTGGAAGAAGGAATGTCTCATGGTCTACTGTAGCCCCTACAGGTACAGTATCACTTATGACTCAAACTACAGGTGGACTTGAACCTTTGTTTAAGGCTTTCTATATAAGGAGGAAGAAGATTAATGCTAATGAGGAAGGAGCAAGGATAGACTTTACAGACCAGAATGGAGATAGTTGGCAGGAATATGCTGTACTACATCCTAAGTTTAAGAACTGGTTAGAGATACGCTATCCTGAGCCAGCTCTAATTACTAGAAAAGAAGATTTAGTCACAGCATTTGCTAAGTCACCTTGGTTTCAAAGTCAGGCAGAAGATGTAAGCTGGGAAGCTAGGATAAGATTACAAGCTGTGATACAGAGATATACTTCTAATGCTATAAGCTCTACTATTAATTTACCTACTGGAGTTTTTAAACAAGTAGTTAAGGATATATATGACATGGCTTGGAAGAATGGTCTCAAGGGAGTTACTGTATATAGAGAAGGAAGTAGAAGTGGAGTATTAATTAGCGAGCCAGTAGCACAGGTAGATGAATTTGGATATACTGATTCAATAAAGAGACCAGCTAGCTTGAAGGCTAACTATTGGCCTGTAATGTCAGAAGGTCATAACTATGGTGTGGTAGTAGGATTATTGAATGATAAACCATATGAGATATTTGCTTTCCCTGCTCCTATTCACTATGAGAATACTACAGGAGAAGTCACTAAGATAAATGGTAGTCATTATAAGTTCAATTCTAATAGGTACACTATAGACCACTTAGAGGTATCACAAGCACCTACAGATATACAGGTTCTAACTAGGTTTACTTCAGGTATGTTAAGACATGGGATGAATCCTAGGTACATAATAGACCAAGTAGAGAAGGCTAATGTGGGAGTGGTAAGCTTTGGTAAAGCAATCACTAGAGTACTTAAACAATATATACCAGATGGAACAACAGGAGAAAAATGTAACAACTGTGGACAAGCTACTATTGTATATCAGGAAGGATGCAGAAAATGTAGTTCCTGTGGGCACTCTGCTTGTTAGAAAACTATAGGTTATGAATAACAATATAAAACATAGCCCCGTAATTGGGGCTATCTACGGGCAGTGGACTGTTATCTCTGATAGGACAAAAGTTAATAGTAGTAAAGACAGGAATATGTACTGGCATGTTAGATGTTCTTGTGGTGCTGAAACATTTAGAGGAGCTTATACACTAGTAAATGGTAAAACTAAAGCTTGTATGTCATGTGCCAAAACAGTATTCAATGAGGATACCTATATAGCTAGATATTTCAAATGGAAGGTACAGGAAAGAGCTAGTAATAATGGATTTGAATGTAGTATAGATGTGAAGTATCTAGAAGAACTATTTTCTAAGCAGGATGGTAAATGTGCAATATCAGGAGTACCTCTTAAATTTGAAAGATACAAAGAGATACATAAATCTACAGCTTCACTTGACAGGATAGATAATAGCCTAGGATATGTAAGAGGGAATGTGCAATGGGTACATAAAGATGTTAATATGGCTAGAGGGTCTATGAGTCAAGAATCATTCATCAAGATGTGTAAAATAATAGCACAGTACAATGGATAAACCAGAAGAAAATATAATAGTCCATGTGGAGAGTCAAAATGCTAGCTTGATAGAACTACTTACAGGCTGGAATATCCTTTATGTCCAAATGTTATTTAAACTACAGGAGCTAATAGACAATGAAAACAACAATCTTAAAAGCAAGTCCACTTAATAATGTGAGGCACACAGAGTTTGACACCTTCCTACAATGGGTAGAAGGTACAGCTCTTTTTGATGCTATAAAGCATCTATCAGATAAGCCTAATGTAAGGATAGATGCCCTCACAGAAAATGAGATGCTAGTACTAGAGATGCATGGGCAGAAGAAGATAGAGAAGGCTACTGACTTACCTAAAGAGATACTAGTTAAGTTCTGGCAAAACTCTCCTTGGTGGATAGAACCAGAGGAGATGCGTACACAGAAAGTAGTGGATATGCAAGATTATATAACTAAACAAATAGAGTACCACTATGGAAATAAAGTTTAAAAGGAAGCATGATGGGGTACATATCCCTAAGTATGCTACAGAAGGTAGTGCAGGATTTGACCTAAGAGTAGATAGTTTCAAGACATATTATCAGGATGGTAATGCAACTCCAAGAGACTTTGCAACTGACCCTAATATACCTAGGGATGGAGAAGAAGTACAGACTATGTATATGTTCCCAGGTTCAAGATTACTTATAGGGTGTGGCTTTAAGATAGCTATACCTTGTGGGTATGCAATGGATATAAGACCTAGGAGTGGCTTAGCTCTACTGAAGGGGATAGCAGTATTAAATAGTCCTGGGACTATAGATTCAGATTACAGAGGAGAGATAGGGGTAATACTTGTTAACCATTCTAGAGATATAGTCTATATAACTAAAGGAGATAAGGTAGCACAGGGAGTAATCATTAAGGTTGAAACAGCAGAATTTAAGTTAGCTGACCATCTACCTGAAACTGCAAGAGCAGAAGGTGGGTATGGCAGTACCGATATTGTAAACTAGGTTCGTGTACTTTTGATTTTTATTATGGCAACGTTTAAAAACAGAGAGAGGGTGGTAGTCTTGCCACTCTCCTTTTTTTTATCTTTAATCCAAACTCAAATACTATGATTGTAACTATAAATGCCTTGAAGGTTGCAGAGATACTTGCTAAAGCAGATGCTCAATCATCACCAGAAGATGTATATCAAGGAGACATAGACTATTACTTTGAGATACTAACTAATGCTAACATAGATGGCTGGTATCTAACAGAGAAGATGAAGCCAGAGCCAGCACTAGAGGTACTTGGTTACCATGAGAAGTGGATAGATAAGGAGTTTAACCCTGATGGTATATGTGTATGCTTCATGCAAGATGATAAGATATGGTTTATGGCTAAGTGGTGTAATGACCATGACGAATGGAGAACAGTAGAGTGTGACACTAACTACTTAACACCTAATCCTACACACTGGAGACCTAAACCAACAACACCCACACAATAAATCCAATAATTATGATAACCACAAAACAGAAAACAATGATTAAATTAGAGCCAAATGGTAGAGGTTTCCTTAGTGGAAGCTTTGTAGACAGTAATGGAAGCGTATGCTCTATCCAGAAGTCAAGTAAAGCATCAGGTGATTTCATCTGGCTAGGAGTGAGTAATCCAAAGATACTTATTACTGAAGATGAAGTAATAGGTAAGTATGTAGAGGTAGACATGCCTAGTAACTGGACTGCTAAGAGCAGGATGCACCTATCAATGGAGCAAGTGAGAGACTTACTCCCTATGCTACAGAAGTTTGCAGATAGTGGAAGGCTACGATAGCTCCCTTTCTTTTGAAGCTATGAGAATACTTATCATCATATTGTTACTAGTAGGCTGTAGTGTCATCAAGAAACCTGGTGGCACTACTGACTCTACTATAGTGACAATAGATTCAATACATACTACAGTTGATGGTAAGGATAGCGTTATACATAGGAATAGGAGTGTACATATTACCCATGAATCTACTTACAATCTGAAGCCTTTTTTCTGGTATCTTCTCTTCATTATTGTAGCTGCAACAACATTTTTCATAATCAAAAAATAGTAATTTTATGGTACTAGATAGACTAGGAAACTGTCCTCATTGTGGGTACAGTTGGAAGTACAATGATGTGTTTGCTCATATAGTCAAGATGGATGTCTTCTCTGATAAGCAGAAAGCAGAGATGAAAGAGATAGCTAAGAAGAACTTTGCCTGGGATGAAAATAATCCTACCAGTTTTAGCAGGGTAATTTTACATGATACTGATGGAAAGGTACTATATCAATGCCCAAGTTATAGGTGTAATCATGTATTTGATACAGTTAATGATAAGGAATACTCTGATATGGTAGCTTATACACTAGGAAAAGAGTTTGGAAAAGAGAAGGAGTGGGAGGAAGGAGATGACCCACCCTTTTAATCTGCATAGGTAGTTAAACTTCGATTAAAAAGCCCTGCATTTCTATGCGGGGCAATTTTATGCCTAAACGAAGGCTCTGACGTTTTAACGGAGTGTACTAAGGTACGAGTTGATTTCATTTACCGCAACCTCAGAGGCTTCGTTCCTATATTTCTTCTTAACATTATTGAGTGAATAGGAACTACATACGTTATCTTTACTATGTAATAGGTCTTTCTCATACATAAATGCCTCATTTCTATCTAGAGAAGAAAACAGTATCTCTACTTTTATCTCTACATAGTCTGATAACTCCATAACAGCTAGAAACTTTCTGTATGTCTCTCTGGTAGGCTTATTCAGATAGCTTCTACTATTTATCTGACTTATTATGTTAATGTGTGAATATATCCGGTTATTAAGATTAGTACTACAGCCTATATAATAGTAGTTATTTAACCATAGTTTATAGACATGTGTTTTACCCTTACTCATATCTAATCTTACCATAACATAACCAGACCTTCTCTCTATATTGAGTAATTCTATCTTTGTGACGTTATAGCCTGACATATTAATTAAAGATTTTAGTTGTAAAGTGGCTTACTAAAAAATTTACATGACCATCTTGCTATTCTTCCTCTACTTTTTCATACTCTTGTTGTTCTAACCAATCCTCATACTCATCTCTAGTTCTACCCATCTTCTCAAGCTTCTTAACAGTTGGTAACTCATAGTCTAATATCTTATTAATAGTCTTAGTTCTTAACTTCTCATCTTGTATAGCCTTTATCTGGTCATAGTTCTCAAGTTCTAACCTTCTACCTGACCTAGCAGACCTAATATAAGTTTCATCATTTGCTTTCTCTGATTTAAACCATCTAGCCCAAGGTGGTTCTTCAAATACTCTCTGTGCTTGTGCTTCAAATCCTAGATATGGTAAGTCTTTAAATAGACCGGGCATAAATATCTTCTCAGTTGCTAGCCCTAATCCAGACCTTCCTCTATTCACACCACCTGCTATTGAGTCTTGGTCAATAGACCATTTATGTATGGCATCCATCCATTTAACTACATCATCTAAATACTGTTTAATAGATAGACTACCTACTGTAGACCTCCATATTTCAGGTATGCTACAATACATAGAGGCAGAGTGGGATAGTTGAATCAACTTATTCACTATTATATTATGCCATGCTCTTGCTGGACTATCTTTATCATCATCATCTTCATCATCATATAGCATAGCTTTGACCATCATAGTAAGTGCTATCCAAGCTAACTGTAATGCCATATCAGCTAGGTTAGCTCTTAGATTCTTGGCATCTCTAGTTGTAAAGTTTCCTTTACCTACCCAATTCTCAAATGCTTTATTACCTGTAGGTACAACCTGTTTTCCAGCTACAAATCCAGTTATAAAATTAATAGGCATACCCAACATCTTTAAGAAGAGATAACCTGTAGTTGTAGCCATCTCTCTCACTAAGCTTATATCAGTATTAGTTTTTGTTGCATACTTACCTAGTATCATACCTAATGCTCCCATACCAATTAGACCTACACCTGTACCAAATAAGGCTGCTCCTGCTACCAATCCTGCTACTGTAGCTGTACCTGTACCATAAGATAAGTATCTTCCTTTATATCCTATAGTGCCAGTTGATATATCATCTTGCTCAACAGCAAATCTCTGATAGAACTGTGACGGCATCCAAGTCTTAAACATCATAGCAGCCTTACCTAGAAGACTAGACTTAGCCATCATTCCTCTTAATTCATCATAGCCCATGCCATGACCTATACCTATAACCTTATTTAACTTATTCTTAAACACTTCATAGTTCTCACCGGCTAGCATCTTCCAGTCCTGATTATTCTGTATTAGTCTATCTCTCTGTTCATCTGTATAGGTATCTGCTTGTGCTTCATCATAGCTGAACTCTGGTAACAGGTCGCCATTCTCATCATGTGCATCCCATACAGATTTCTCTACACCACTCTTATCTTTTATCTTCATAGTCCTTAGCATAGCTACCATCAAAGGACTCTGATTAATATATTCTACTCTTTGATTAAGCTCATAAGAACCTAACCAACTAAGTCTATTACTACCTGTACTATTTTCTGCTCTCTGTAATTCATTCTTACTATCCATTACAACATTGAACTTATCCATCAGCTTCCTACATCTCTTAGCCAGCTTAGGTTCATATCCAGTAAGTCCAAATGAAAGGTTTCTTACAAATGAACTTCTCACTACCCTATAACCATACATGAGTTCCTTTTCATCAAAGTACTCTCCTGAAGCAGCTAGTATTACATTAGAGGTTACACCTTCCATAAAATTAGTAATAGAAGAAGGCAAATTATAGCCCAACTTTAAGAACCTTATCCAACTAAACATCCCTTCTATTAAAGCACTTGCTGTCCTAACCTTACCCATTGCTTTCTTAGATGCTCTTAATTCATCCTTAACCTGTTCACTAACTCCTGGGTCTTCAAGTAACTTATTTATTTCATTAAGCCTCTTCCTTTCTTCTCTACTATATATGTGCCTACCAAATCTAGCCCCCTCATCTTCTTTACCTAATAGAATCTTATGCTTAACACCATAGTTATTTAGTACTACTCTCTGGAACCAGTTCTCTACTTGCTTCCTAGCATTCTCTCTTGGTCCTTCCATCTGTACTTTACCTATAATCTTATTAAACCTATGACGTATAGATTTATTTACATTATTAGTTCTAGGGGCTTGTATATCTTCATAGTGTTTTTTAACTATCTCTAAGAATGGTAAGGCTTCATTCCTAGCAGCATAAGCCATAGTCATGTTAGCAAAGTACTTAGCTAGCTTAGGTAAGTCAAATGATTGAGCCTGTACTATAGAGTGGACAGAGAACTCTTTTATAATCCTACCTACACTTACCTTATCTCCTATCTTAGCTTGTAAAGCAGCTATATTACCTGACCTAGCATCTGCTACACTCAAATCAGTATGTGTATATTGAGCTAGGAGTAATAGAGCATCTGGAGTCATGTTCTTTAACTCCAGTATAGTAAACTTCCTTATCTGTGTAATTACATCACTATCTGCTTTATTAGAGTTATAGGCTATTAGAAACTTCTGCTGTTCTATAGTCTGTCTCTGCTTAATAGATTTACTATTATTTCTTAAGAAGGCATCATTTACAGTATTATTATACTTACCAGTAATAGGGTCTTGTTTAGCACTAGATACATCAGCCTGATTAACTACTCCTACACTTCTTCTAATCCTTTCCCATAGAGCAGCTATAGCACCATTCTTACTAAATATCCTCTTTAGTAACCCCATCTCTTTATCAGCCAGCATCTCCCCCATAGTCTTCTCTAAGCCCGGAAGAGTATGTGAT